AAAAAGAACCTGAGCTAACTATCAAGCAACGCCAATTTGTAGACGAGATCATCAAGGGAAAACTAGGTAGCTATAAAGAAGCATACGCCAAGGTCTACGATGTAACTTTAACGAAGCATGGGAAGATACCTAAATGGGTAGAAGTCGAAGCTAGCAAGCTCGTAGCGAACCCTAAGATAGCCCAAAGTATTCATAGGGCATTAGAGCGTAAAGAGGTCAATGTAGTAGCTTCCTCGCTCAGGACAAGGAACTATGTCATAGATCAACTATATAAAGAGTCTAAAGAGTCAGATAGCGATGCATCTAGAATTAGAGCATTAGAGTTGCTAGGAAAGACTGTAGCTCTCTTCAGTGATGTTATAGAAACAAAAGAAGCTAGATCATCAGATGAAGTAGAAGCTGATATAGAGGACAGAATTGCAGAATTATTAAGAGCTAAGGAAGAGTAGACCCCTCTTCTTTATATCAGATTATCATATAGAGCGACCCCCAACCCCCCTATAGGATATTGGGTATCTGACTATCATATATACATAGTGATCTGCTCATAATATGACTAAGTTTCACAGGGGTACCCCTATATTGCATTTTGATAGCATTATTTATGCATATGATATATAATTTTTTCTAGGAAAGACCCCTAGGGTCCCTAGACCCCCCCATTATTTTATAAAAATGGTTGTTTTTCCTGTGAAGATGTGCAATTATGTTAAAATCTAGCGTGATTTGCATCCAGTATGTACCTACTAGTACAGTATGTACCTACTATTTTAACTATCTGGTATTTACTTACTTAGTTTTTAGTTTAAGAAGTATCTACCTACCAGTAAGTATAGGAGATGTATGAGTAATTCAATATTAAGCCAAGTACAAAACCTTTCTTTGGATGAGAAGAAAGAACTTTTAGGTTTATTAGATGAATTAGAGGATGCCAAATCCAGAGAGAAGTGTGCTGATGAGTACATGGCTTTCGTTAAAGAGGTTTGGAGTGCGTTTATAGAAGGACCCCATCACAAAATTATGGCTGATGCCTTTGAAAGGGTAGCTAATGGTGAATTAAAACGCTTAATCATCAATATGCCACCTAGACATACTAAGTCAGAGTTTGCATCATACCTGTTACCAGCCTGGTTCTTAGGTAGCAGACCAGAAAAAAAGATTATTCAAACAGCACATACCGCAGAGTTAGCTGTTGGCTTTGGTAGAAAGGTGAGAAACCTAGTTAATAGTAAAGATTATAAGAAAATATTCCCTAATGTTAGTTTGCAGTCAGATTCTAAGGCTGCTGGTCGTTGGAATACGAATAAAGGCGGAGAATATTTCGCTATCGGTGTAGGTGGTGCAGTTACTGGTAAAGGTGCTGACCTCTTAATCATTGATGATCCTCATTCTGAGCAAGAAGGTGCAAGTTCAGACATAAATGTTTTTAATCGTACCTATGAATGGTACACATCTGGTCCTAGACAGCGTTTACAGCCTAATGGTGCTATTGTTGTGGTAATGACTAGATGGCATAACAAAGACCTAACAGGTCAAGTTGTAGATGCTAGCATAAAGCGTGGCGGAGCCGATCAATGGGAAGTTATAGAGCTTCCTGCTATCTTACCTTCTGGCAAACCTTTGTGGGATGCCTTTTGGAAGTTAGAAGAGTTAGAAGCTTTGAAGGCTGAATTGCCTAGTTCTAAGTGGATGGCTCAGTATCAACAAGACCCTACATCTGAAGAGGGTGCTTTAGTTAAAAGAGAATGGTGGCAAGAGTGGGACAAGACAAATCCACCTGATTGTGAATTTATTATTCAATCATGGGACACAGCTTTTCTTAAAAACCAAAGAGCTGACTATTCTGCATGTACTACATGGGGTGTTTTCTACAAAGAAAACGATGAAGGCTTAATAGCACCCAACTTAATACTTTTAGATGCTTATAAAGAGCGTCTAGAGTTCCCAGATTTAAAAAGAATAGCAATGGAAAGATACAACGACTATAAGCCTGATGCGTTCATTGTAGAGGCTAAGGCTGCTGGATTGCCATTGATCTTTGAATTAAGAGCAATAGGTATACCAGTACAAGAATACACACCTAGTCGTGGTAATGATAAAATATCTAGGGTTAATGCTGTTTCTGATCTGTTTGCTTCAGGAGTTGTTTGGGCACCTTCAACCAGATGGGCAGAAGAAGTTATAGAAGAGTTTGCTGGTTTCCCTAATATGGAACATGACGATTTAGTTGATAGCAGTACGCAAGCTCTGTTAAGATTCAGACAAGGTGGTTTTGTACCTTTAGATTCAGATGAAGAGGAAGAACCATTAGAACACAATCGAACAGCAGATTATTACTAGGAGAGTATATTGGCTATAGAAAAACAATTACAACCTGCAACACCTTTAGATGGTTTAGTAGAAATGGAGCCTGAAGAAGGTTTAAGCATTGATATAGAAGAAGTTCCAGATTCAGTTGTAACAGAAACTGAAGATGGAGGTATGATTGTAGATTTTGATCCTAGTGCTCCTAATATGGGAGAGCCAGACTTTAATTCTAACCTAGTAGAATTTATAGATGATGATGAACTTGATAGCATTGGTAGTGAATTAGTAGGTGCTTTTAACTCTGACAAAGAATCAAGAACAGATTGGGAAGAAAGTTATACAAAAGGTTTAGATCAACTTGGTTTAAAAATAGAAGAAAGAACTACACCATGGGCAGGAGCTTGTGGAGTCTTTCATCCAATGTTAAGTGAAGCTGTAGTTAAGTTTCAATCACAGGCTATATCAGAAATATTTCCTGCTTCTGGTCCAGTTAGAACTAAGATTGTAGGAAAAATTACTTCAGAAAAAGAAAAACAAAGTCAAAGAGTACAAAACTATTTAAACTATTTGCTTACTTATGAAATGAAAGAATATAGAAGTGAGACTGAAAAGATGTTGTTTTCTCTTCCTCTTGCTGGTTCTGCTTTTAGAAAAGTTTATTTTGATCCAACACTAAATAGACCTAGTGGTATATTTGTACCAGCAGAAGATGTTGTAGTTAATTATGGTGCAAGTGATTTAGAAACTTGTGAAAGAGCTACGCATGTAATGAAAAAGTCAGCTAATGACATAAGAAAAATGCAAGTTAGTGGTTTTTATAAAGATATAGAATTACCTGACAGTACACCTAATCCTTCAGATATTACTAAAAAATACAATGAAATGACTGGTGAATCAGAAAGCTATAGCTATGACACTAGACATACTTTACTTGAAATGCAGGTAGATTTAGATTTAAAAGGTTTTGAAGATGTAGGGCAAGACGGAGAACCTACTGGTATAGCATTACCATATGTAGTAACAATGGATTTTCCTTCAGGCATTGTTTTAAGTATTAGAAGAAACTATTACGAAGATGATGTTGCAAAATTAAGAAGGATGCACTTTGTTCATTATCAATATCTACCAGGACTAGGTTTTTATGGCTTTGGTTTAATACATATGATTGGTGGATTAGCTAAATCAGCAACATCAATACTAAGACAGTTAGTTGATGCAGGTACTTTGAGTAATCTACCAGGTGGTTTAAAAGCTAGAGGACTGCGTATTAAAGGTGATGATAGCCCTATTATGCCAGGTGAATTTAGAGATGTAGATGTTCCAGGTGGTGCTATTAGAGACAATATAGCTTTCTTACCATACAAAGAACCTTCAGCAACTTTGTTTTCACTACTAGGCAACATAGTAGAAGAAGGTAAAAAGTTTGCTAGCATAGCCGAAATGAAAACATCTGACATGAATAGTCAGGCACCTGTTGGAACAACATTAGCATTACTAGAAAGAAACATGAAAGTAATGAGTGCTGTTCAAGCAAGACTTCATGCTTCTATGAAAAGAGAGTTTGAGATACTTGTAAATATAATTACAGATTTTACAGAACCTCAATATCCTTATGAAACTGAAGAAGGCGAACAAATTAAATTACAGGATTTTGATGCAAGAGTAGATGTATTACCAGTATCTGATCCTAATGCAGCTACAATGGCTCAAAGAATTATGCAGTATCAAGCTGCAATGCAATTAGCACAACAAGCTCCTGAACTATATAATCAAGGAGAGCTACATAGACAAATGCTTGAAGTTCTTGGTATTAAAGATGTTGACAATATTGTACCTCCAGCAGGAGAAATAAAACCTGTTGATCCAGTTACAGCAGTTCAAAATATTCTTACTTCTAAACCTGTACAAGCATTTGCAGATCAAGATCACGAAGCTCATATACAAGTTCTTGCCTCTGCTCAAGAAGACCCAAATATTATGGGCAAGCTAGAACAAAATCCACAAGCTCAAAGTATTCAAAGTGCTGCATCAGCTTATATAATGCAACATTTATCTATGCAGTTTAGAGATCAAGTTGAAAGAGAAATGGGTATAGAGTTACCTCCAGTAGGAGAACCTTTACCTCCAGAAGCAGAAGCAAGATTAGCTTCTCTAGTATCAGAAGCAGCACAAAGAGTTGCTTCTACTAATGCTGCAAAAGCTGAACAAGCAAGAATACAACAACAAGCTCAAGACCCATTAATACTAGCAAAACAAAAAGAATTAGAAATTAGAGAAACTCAAGTAAAAGGTAAAATTGAACATGACGAATCTAAATTAATGCTTGAAGGTGCTAAAGCTATTTCTAATAAAGAAATGGAAATGGAAAGATTAGCTACACAAAAAGAAATTGCTGGTCTTAATGTAGGTGAGCGTATTGCTAGCAATTTGCTAGATGCAGAACATATTAAAGATAAAAAAGCTACAGATGATTACAAACTAGGTCTTGACATTGCAAAAGATATAGTGAAAGATATCAATCTGAATGATAAATGATATTAAAGAGCAATCACTTTCTGTTTTTTTAATTAAAAAAATAAGAGAATTAATGAATGAATGTTCAGATCATATATCTACAGGAGGTTGTAAAGACTTTTCTGAATATAAAAGAATGACAGGAGTAATCGAGGGTTTGGCTCTCGCAGAGCGTGAAGTTCTTGATTGGAAAGAACAGCACATAAAGCAATAGGAACTCGACACCTTAAAGTCGTGCAAAATATGAGTGAAAAAAAACAAGAAATAAAAACACCAAAACCAGATAGTGTTGAAAAACCAGAGGTTAGTGCTGAAGTAAAAAGTCAGTTACCTGTACCAAAAGGTTGGAAAATACTAATAGCAATGCCATCAGTTAAAGAAACAACAGATGGTGGAATCATTAAAGCTACTCAAACTAAAACAGATGAAGAAACTTCAAACATTTGTGGTTATGTTTTAAAACTAGGTTTAGAAGCTTACTGTGATGAAAAAAGGTTTCCAACAGGACCTTGGTGCAAAGAAGGTGATTGGGTAATATTTCGTGCTTATTCAGGCACTCGCATGAAAATGTATGGTAAAGAGTTTCGTTTAATTAATGACGATACTGTGGAAGCAGTCGTTGATGACCCTACAGGAGTAGTTAGAGCATGAGTGAA